ATTCCTGATGCTGATAACCCGGAAATAGGATCAGGGTAAACCGTTTGTAAAATCAACCCAGCCGCCGTATTCATTGATTTACTGTTGTTATACTTTACCTCCCAACTGTTAACGGTAACCTGTATCTGTGCCTGATGCCTGATGCCTTTTTTTACGCTAGCATCACTACTCGTTACATCACTGATAACCACATAAATCTTTGCCAGTTCATTATCCGGCTCTTCGCCTTCATACACAGGATAACCGAGCGGAGAAATCGCATCGTAGTAAGCCTTGATTAATGGATTCGAAATATCTTTCATTCAAATACTTTTTTAATATCGTCAATAAGTGGCTTTGTGTTCCTTACCACCGCCGGGTATAAATATGGCTGCGCCCTAATACCATTCTGTAAAATATTCAGCGCAATAGCGTAAGCGGCCTGTTGCATTTGATCTAAAGAACTTTTACTTTCAGAAGTGTTGCCACTTTTTGTCAACTGACCACCAATACCTTTTTGCCTTACCCACTGCATAATATCCTGAATAAATTCATCCATTGTGCCGCCGCCTTTACCTTTAAAAGTTGCTGCGTATGCTTTCCAATCTGCCGGTAGCGTAGCCACATACTTAGCAGCGAATTTTCGGGTACCAAATTCAAGATATGCGGCGTAATTAGATGCAACAACAACCTTTGCCTGGTTGCCGGTTACTGATCCTGATATTGAATTACGTAACTTACCTTCATTAGCCGGTGCTGCTCGCTTTGCATCCTTAACCACATTACTCTGAAATTTATCCAACGCTTTAGCGGTGCCGGTTTCAGCTTCTTTAATGGTCTTTTTTATTGACAACATTACCCCGTCCAAACCCTTTAAATTAACTGCTATTGCCATCGGTTATATTTTCGTCAATCTTTGTACATCTTAAAATCTCATATCCTTTGTACCCCTCGCTGTCAATGCTGACTGATTCTATTTTAAGCCTGTAATTTTCATATTCAATTTCGTAGTTTGATTTTGTCGGCCTGGTTGTTTCATGCCTTAACCAAACCTTGTAATCGTACTGCCAAACCTGCTGCTGGTTAGGGAAGCTATTTGAGCCGCTGCGATTCTCAACGTGTGCCCATTTAGTCCAGCTATCAATCTCCGTAGCTTCATTGCCGCCCTGGTCATTCTGAGTTACCCCCGGCACAATAACCGTTACCCGTCTGTTTAGCTGCTTTACCATATCCTTGCAACTTGTTTTAGTAAGTCCAAATATATTGGCGGGTGTGCATTCTCCCTTACCTTCCTTTCATCGTACCTGTGAAAAATACATTCAAGCAATGCCAGCTTTAAATTTGCCGGTAATACCGTATAACCGGTATTATAAGTAATTGTCAGCCTATCGCTCCATGGTTCCTGTATCTGCTTAAATGCGGTACCGGTAAACTTAGCCGTTGTTATGGTTGTTTCATAATCAACCACAGAAATAATATCGCCGTTAGGCCCTAATGGTAAGTATGCGCCACCGTTGCCGTTATTCTGTACTAAAATTACATCCCGATTTATAAAACCAATATTGGTTAATTGTTCACACTCAATCCGGCAGGCGGTGATTAGCATTTCGATCAACGTATCATCTTCTGAAACGTCAATCTTACAAAAGTTCTTAACCTCTGCAAGCGTAACCGGCTCTGTAATATCGCCGGACGGCTCAATATCAACCAAATCTAAAACTTGGTTGTAGGAAAGTTCACCTCTTCGGCAATCCCTGTGATCTATGTTTGAACGATAATCCATAATTAAATAAGCCCTGCCCAATACTTGACAGGGCTTTTATTTTAACCAATTAAGTCAATTAAGATGCGTTACCGAAGTCTCCGTAGATGAAGTAATTGTCGCCATAAATCGGGAAGGCAATACGCTCTTCCACCCTTACAGTGATCATATTTTCACGTACGTTGATGCCATCCTCACGGAAAAATTCAACCCGTGGAGCCTCACGGATAATAAGGTTTGCACCCATCGCCCAATCTCCCACGATGAACTTATCAACTGCTATTGCGGTTGACCTGAAAACAGGAACCCCGGCAATAAACATCTGATCGCCTATTTTGGTAACCAAATTCATTGGCAAATCATACTCCCCAGAACCGCTGGCCTTAGTCAACCAGATACGATACCAGTCAGCCGGGTTTAACAGTATGCCGTTAGCTTCCCTGTCGTATCCTTCAAGTTGTGCAATGGCTTCTACTAACTGTTCTACGTCAATCGTTGCCGATCCTGTAGGTGCAGTAAAATTACCTGAATCGGTAATACCGCTGATCTGCGGTGAAGTACCTGTTCCTGATAACAACTGCTGATCTTCAGCCCTTAACAACAGTTCAGGTAAACGGCTTTGCAGGAATGTTGTCATACCTTCAACGTCATCCAGCATATTTCTGCTGATGCGCAACCAACCGGCTATCCACTCTGCGGGAGCGGCAGCTTCAACCAGCTTTAAATCAAACTGTGGCTTTAAGGTAGCCTCTGCAACTGATGCAGGGCCGCTGCCTGATGGTGTTCCCAAGTAATCACCTGTAACCTCTTTTACGTAGTTAAAGGTTGATTTTGCACCCATACCGCCGGTGGTTAACAGTTGGCGGATATGTACCTTACGCTTTGGCAATTCAATAATACCGGGTCTGTTGTATGCAACAGTTGTATTGGCAGTACTGAAGTTTGTTGCAAAATCCATATCTGCAACGGCCTTCATTTGGAAGGTAACGCTGGAAGTTTTCTTATCCAGTAACGCTTTAAAATCTCCTTTTACTTCATCAATACCTTCAGCAAGCATTGATTTAAAGGATTTTGTTTCGGCAATCTTTGTGATCTGTGTCCTGTCCTTACCCATCCTTACCTGCAACTGGTCAAATGCCTTGATGGTAATTTCCAGCTTTTCAGCGATAGCTTTAATTTCCTCATCTTTAGCTTCGCCAGCTTCTTTAATAGCAGCTTCAACGGCCTCCATTTTTTCTTCGAAGTTTTTCACCTCCTCGGCTCCCTGTAACTCATAAAGAGCCTTAAGTAAAGCAAACTTTTTTTCAACGTCTTCCGGGTCTTTTATTTCAAAATCATCATAGGCAGTTTGCGCTGCCTTGATTTCTTTATCCCTTTTATCCTTAGCTGCTTTTTGCTCAGGCGTAGGGTTGCCGTCTGTTTTATAAGCCATGCCGGTAAAGTGCGGAACTTTGAAACGGCTGTTAAAATATTTACTCATTGTAAAATGTTTTTGTAGTTAATTAATTTTTATTGAACCATTGCTTTAACGTTTGCTGCTGATAGGTTAGCGAAGTTTCAAGAGTCTGCAACGGCTGCTATTAATGCTACCATATCTAATATTGTAAATGACTCAATAGGTACAGTAGCAGATGCAATAGGTCAGGCATTAGCTGGTAATCAGGATGCAATACCTGCATTATTCGACAACCTAATAAAGGGAATTGGCTCCCAGGTTAGCGAGTTGGGTAAGTATTTGGTGAAAATTGGTATTGAAATGTTATCCGCAAAAAAAGCAATAGAAACCTTAGGATTAACGCCACAGGGAGCAATTATTGCTGGTATTGGATTACAGATTTTAGGGAGTTTTTTAAGAGCCGCTGCCACAAAAAAAACTAACCAAGTTGGCTTTGCTTCCGGCGGTACCGTTGGCGAGTCAGGTTTTTATAATGTTGGTGAACGGGGGCAGGAACGTATATTTTTACCACAGGGAGCAAAGGTGCAGCCGAATAATGAGTTTATGGCTTACGGTGGTAGCGGCCCGTCTGAAAGACTTGTTGCATCTATCAGCGCAACAGATTTAGTAATATTATTGCAAAGGGGGCAACAGCAGATGGGCAGAAACAATTAAAAGGCCCGTTGTAAAAACAACCGGCCTAACACATGAATCACTTATAGAGGTACAAATATATGCCAACATACGGATTAAAATATCAAACACAGTTTACTTCACAAAGCGATGATAATAACGCTGAGTTAGATTATACACTTCAATTCCTGTTTAAAGATTACGCCGGTGAAGTAGCGACTTTAACCGGTGCTGAAACCACCGTTATACAAAGATGCACTGTTGATGATCCTGTGGCACCGGTTAAAGGTCAGAGTTTAGATATTTCAATTTTAAATAAAGGCAATGTTCCAATATCGGCCTTTCAATCCGATGACGATGACGGTGTACAGGTAAAATTATTTCAGGGTACAGATTTGAAGTTTATCGGTTTTTTGGTGCAGGATGATTTTTACGAAACGATGGTTGATTTCAGTCACACCATACAATTATCGGCAAATGATGGACTCGGTTTGCTGAAAGGAGTTATTTTATCTGAAGCTGAAGTAAGCAATACATACAGCGTAATTCTGCTTGCGTTTACCGGGCTGCTGGACTTATTTTATGTAAGTTCCGATGATGCTTCATTTAATCCCGTAGTTGGTGGCACGATTGAAATACTTGGCATAACTTATAATATTACCACAGTGATCGGGCCAACAAGTTTTATCATTGGTTCTGTAAATTATAATTACCTGATAAGGGTAACGCCAAATACTCCAGGCTGGGCAACAGCTACAACTGAAACGGTTATTTTAACCGGCCCGTTAAACCTGCGCACACGCAACAAACTGAGTGATATTATTTACGCTTGTATCAATCAAACGAATTTATCATTACTTACAAATATTTATTTTAACCTCTACGAATACCGGCAAGATAACACCAGGTCAACACTGGAGCAAACATTGATTGATTCGCAAACATTTATTGCGGGAGATAGTTACCAGGATTGCTATACAGTGCTTACCAGAATAATGGAAACTTTTAATCTTACCTTAATTCAAGCGAACGGCCAATGGAATATTGTACATTGGTATGAGGCAAAATATTACAATAACGCAATACCAGGTTTTATTTATGATGAGCAGTTTAAGTATCTTGGCAATACTGTTTTTAATAACATTTTTGCGATAGGCCCAACGCCACAACTTACCAGGCCAATAGCCGGTTTAACTGAGGGCGCTTTGCGTGGGTATAAGTTCACAAAGAAAAAGTTTGAATTTAAGCAGCCTAAATATTTGTTGCAGAATAATGACCTATTACAATTAGGAAGATTGATACAGCAATATGTTAGCGGATCTGAAACTTACTATGAATATGTTGCTGAATATTGGGAGAGCGGTTTAGGCACATTGGCACAAAGGTTTATAAGAGTAGTAAAAAATACTGCTGAAAATACAGAAACAGCAAGGTACCTGATAGTAAAAGGAACTGTTTTTGATAATGCAAGGGCTGTTTATGGCACTCCGTATGAATGCACCGTAGGCTCGAATGTTTTCCAGTTGCCGGCACCTGGGCCTGTAGTTTCAATCATATCAGTTCCTACTGGCACGTCCATTGTCCTGGCGCACATATACTCTTTCCATGTTCCACCATCGTAAACATAAAAAACGTAA